CTCCCGGCGAAAGCAATCTGGTGGCAGGGCGAGGAGTACGGCGCCTGGCCCATGCAGATCGATGGCATCGAGGCCAACGGCGATGGGACGGCCGTGCGTCCTACGCTTTCCGTGGGCAACGTCGGCGGGCGCATCACTGCGTTGTGCCTGGCCTTTGAAGACCTACTCGAATTCAAGCTCACGATGCGTCATACGCTCGGCCGCTATCTGGATGCCGTCAACTTCCCTGGCGGGAACGCCGAGGCTGACCCGACTCAGGAATCAATCGAGGTCTGGTATCTCGACCAGAAGACCAACGAAGACGGAGAGAACGTGTCGTGGGAGCTGGCCAGCCCGGGTGATGTCGGCGGTGAATCCATCGGGCGTCAAATGACGACCTTATGCCACTGGTGCCTCACTGGCGGATATCGTGGACCGAACTGCGGCTACACCGGAGGCTATGTTGACAAGGACGGGCTGCCGACTGACAACCCTGAGCTCGACGAATGCGACGCGACCTTGGGCCGGGGCTGCGAGCCGCGCTTCGGTGCAAACAACGAATTGCCCTTCGGTGGATTCCCCGCCGTGTCACTCATCGCGCGGAGCTGAACATGCTCAAGTACATTCTGGAAGCGGTGCGGGCGCACGCGGCGGCGGAATACCCGCGCGAGTGCTGCGGTCTGTTGTTGGCTGTAGGCCGCAAGCAGCAGTATTTCCCGTGCGCGAACACGGCGAGCGAGCCGAACGAAGAGTTTCGGATTGATCCGGAGGATTACGGCCGGGCGGACGATGTCGGGGAGGTGATCGGCATCGTCCATTCGCACCCCGACGCGACCAGCCGACCTTCTCCGCGCGATTTGGCTATGTGCGAGGCTACCGAACTTCCCTGGCACATTCTCAGCTGGCCCGAGGGTGATCTGCGCACGATCACACCGACCGGCAACACGCCGCTGCTCAAGCGTCCGTTTGTGCACGGGGCCTGGGACTGCTGGCAGGTCTGCGCGGACTGGTACAGGCGCGAGTTGGGGATTGAGTTCGAAGCCTTCCAGCGCGAAGACGGCTGGTGGGAGCAGGCCGACGGCCCGAGTCTGTATGAACAGACCTATGAGGCGGCCGGATTCGAGCGTGTTGGCACTCCGCAGCGCGGCGACATGATCGTCATGGATGTGGGGCGCACCAAGCACCCGAATCACGCTGGGATATTCTTGGGTACCGACGCCACGCTGCCCGGTGAAGAAAGCGGCGTTCACGGGCCTGGTCCATTCTTGCTTCATCACATGTATGGCAGGCCATCCGAAATTATTGTTTTCGGAGGGCCATGGCTGAACCGGACACGCTTGATACTCAGGCACAAAAAACACGAGAAATTAAGCGGCGGTGCCGCAGGAGGTCGAGTTGAACGCGTCCAATAAAGCAGGAGTCGTGGCTGTCAGTACGTTGATCGCCCGTGTCACAGGCGGCTCAACATTTCATTCGCCAGCGCCTGCTAAATCCGACCGGAATTATCCTTTAGAAGTCATCAGTCTCAACCAGCCAGAATCTTTGGACGCGTCCGAGATTCTATCAGTGGGTCTTCGAAGTGAAGTTGAATCGGTACACGCCTGAATCAAAGTCCAATACAAGCATTCCATTGCTCAGCAACTGCATCCCAACTATCACGTCAAATTTTCTACCGTTTTCTCGAAGAGGGGCAGAAGTAAAGTCGGCCGCTTGGGTGTTATGAGATTTTAGATCGCACAGCTTAAATAAGGCTTTGTATACCTTTTCTGTAGAAGTCAGGCTGGCACCTTGCACCAAGGCAGTTGTGTTTGATAGGAAACCCTGCTGTTCGGCAAAAGCTTTGTCTATATAGACCATATCGGCGCCAGTATCCAAGAGCGCGTATAAGGTTGTTTCCTCGGTTCCCGGCCTAGCGGCCATTGGGTTTTCCAAGGAAGCAGGTCTGATTGATAATTTGATAACCGGGGTCAGCGGATAGTGATCAGGAATGATGGAAAGGGTGCCATCTGGTCGAAGAAAGGATATTTGAGCGCCATTTGCTATGAGGGTTTTTAGGTTTTCAGCGGCTGTTGATTTCACTTCGAATTCCAAATCATAAATTCTGCCAAGATCGGCGTGTCCCAGTCATGAGCCTGCGAGCAATGGGCTCGAAGTCCATCACTAATAGCGGGGCAACGCTACTACGCGGCGGCTAAACCTGGTTACTGATCGTTTGTCCACGACTGGCCGTTCGTCCACACTGGATGCCCAGCCAGCCCACTGCTACATTCCCTGCTTCATCAATGAGGGATCAGTATGCGAATTTTGGTAGGGACGCTGGCAGTTGCTCTGCTGGCAGGGTGCTCGACAGCTCCGGTCTCATCGGGTGATGCCTCGCTTGTACCTGAGAGCCGGGTGCTTGGCTATCAGGCGGCGGTGAATGGGGGTGCAACTTTGGTAGTTACCCGTGATACGGGGTGGATGGCTGGCGGTGGCTGCTATGCGGCCGTACTCTTAGATGGACGGGTGGCTGCAAGGATGGGTACAGGCGAAATCGTCAAGCTGCATGTTCCGTCTGGCAGGCATATTGTAGGTATCTCGGGCGATGCTGAGGGAGGCGGGATGTGTGGCATGCAGGTCGGTCAACCTGTGAAGGAATCGGCGACTGACTTAAAGCCTGGCGAAACACAGAAGTATCGGATTTCCGGCGACACCAACGGCTTGGACATTCGCCCAACGTCAATGTAATCATTCGTTCAAAAGACCGCCTACGGGCGGTTTTTTTATGGGAGCTTGAAATGGCAGCCACCGCAGCACATTACCAGCCAGTCACGATAATCAAGTTGTCTGGGCCGCTACTCAAAAAGTTTGACCGGGTATACAAGAAACTGCTTGATTCTGGCGACGTCTGGGAAGCGTTCCGGGCAATGAATTCGTCGGTTGAGGGGTTCGAGGAAGAGATCCAGCGACTTGAGCGGCTGGGAATGCGGTTTGCTATTTTTAGAAATCGAAAAAACGTAGGTTCTCGGGATTTTGATCTTGGCGGGGTACGGGAAGTACGCATTGTTCCCATCATCTCAGGACATAAGCGGGCGGGCCTTCTGCAGACGGTCATTGGGGCGGTGCTTATTATCGCCGGTTATGGGCTTTCCGCATTCACGGGTGGGGCAAGTTTGTCGCTTGTACCGGTAGGGGTCGCACTAGCTGCTGGCGGCGTGATTCAGATGCTCAGTCCTCAACAGGGCGGCCTTTCACAAAGCGCGGCGCCGGAAAACCTGCCGAGCTATGCATTCGGTTCTGCAAAAAATACCACAGCCAGCGGGAACCCCGTCCCGATCTGCATCGGCAGGCGGCGCTGGGGTGGCGCGATTATCTCCGCGTCGATCCTCGCAGAAGACAAAACCTGATTCGATCAGTGACTACCGACCGCCATGAGGCGGTTTTTTTATGCCTGGAGAAAAGCATGGGCGCAGGACAGCAGTTCGATATTCACGGCGCTAAAGGCGGCAGCACCACTCCAAAGTCGCCAACGGAAGCCACTGACAGCCTGCGCTCCACGAACTTGGCGAAACTCCTGATTGCCGTGGGTGAGGGCGAATTCGCCGGAACTCCGACTGCGAAGAACATCTATCTCGATAACACGCCAATTGAAGACGCTAGCGGGAACGTCAACTTCCCGAACGTCAAATGGGAATGGCGCTCGGGCTCCGTCGAACAGTCGTATATCCCTGGCATTCCTTCGGTTGAGAACGAGACAACCGTAAACGTTGAGCTGCGCGACGACACGCCATGGGTGCGCTCGATCACCAACATTCAACTGTCGGCCGCGCGCGTACGGTTGGCATGGCCTGCGCTTCAAGCACAGGACGACGAAGGCAATGTCGGCGGCTATCGAATTGAGTACGCGATCGATATCGCTACTGACGGCGGGGCCTATCAGCAGGTCTTGCTGGAAGCGGCTGACGGTAAAACCACTACCCGATACGAGCGGTCCCGCCGCGTGGATTTGCCTGCAGCGACCTCTGGCTGGCAGATCCGCGTCCGCCGTATCACTCCCAACCAGAACACCAACAAGATCGCCGACACCATGCTGGTGGCGGGTCTTACCGAAGTTATCGACAAGAAACTGCGCTATCCGAACACTGCACTTCTGTATATAGAGTTCGATGCCGAACAGTTCACCAACATCCCGGCAGTCACGGTAGAGACCGAGGCACGGATGTGGCAGGTGCCGAGCACCTACGACCCGGTAAACCGCACCTATTCAGGCGTGTGGGATGGGACGTTCAAGGAAGCTTGGACCAACAACCCTGCATGGATCACGTACGGCGTCTGCACAGAGGACCGCTTTGGCCTGGGTAAGCGCATCAAGCCTTTCATGGTCGATAAGTGGGAGCTTTACCGCATCGCGCAGTATTGCGATGTGGCGGTTTCGGATGGCGTCGGCGGCCAAGAACCCCGCTTCCTTTGTGATATGAACATTCAGGGAAAAACCGACGCCTGGGGTCTGCTGCGCGACATTTCCGCGATCTATCGCGGTATGACCTACTGGGCCCAGGGCCAGCTGGTTATGCAGGCAGATATGCCGCGCGCGCAGGATTTCGATTACGTCTTCACCCGCGCTAACGTCATCGACGGTAAGTTTTCTTACGGCAGCGCCTCTACGAAGACTCGCTACACCCGCGCAATCGTCAGCTACGACAACCCGGCGAATAACTACGACACCGACGTCGTGGCCTTCGCGGATCTCGAACTGCAGCGACGTTTCGGCGACAAGCCGGTCGAACTCAGCGCCATCGCCTGCACTCGGGCGTCCGAAGCGCAGCGCCGCGGTAAGTGGGTGGTGCTGACCAACAACCTCGACCGCACCGTGAGTTTCAAAACCGGCATGGAGGGAGCAATCCCTCTGCCTGGCTACATCATCCCCATTGCTGACTCGTTGCTGGCTGGTCGGGAGATCGGCGGGCGCATTTCAGCGGTGGCTGGTCGCGTCGTAACGCTGGACCGTGACACTGAGGCAAAAGCGGGTGATCGCCTGATCATCAACCTGCCAAGCGGCAAAGCCGAGGCGCGCACCGTTCAATCGGTTGCAGGCCGGGCCGTCACTGTCACCACCACATACAGCGAAGCTCCCATTGCCCAGCTTCAATGGGCAATCGACGCCGATGATCTGGCGATCCCGCTGTATCGCGTAATGAGCGTTAAGCGCACTACCGAAGGTGATTACGAGATCTCGGCGCTGCAATATGAGCCGAGCAAGTTCGCCGCGATCGATACCGGCGCGCGCCTGGAAGAAAGGCCGATCAGCGTCATTCCTATCACCGTCGTTCCTCCACCAGCGAGCGTTACGCTCACTGCTAATTCGGCAATAGACCAAGGCATCGCCGTCACCACCATGACCATCGTGTGGCCAGCAGTTGCCGGCGCGGTGGGCTACGACGTCGAGTGGCGTAAAGACAGCGGCAACTGGATCAAGGTACAGCGCACCGGCAATACCAGCGTCGATATCACCGGCATCTACTCCGGCGCCTATCTCGCTCGCGTACGTGCGGTCAGCGCCTTCGACATCTCGTCGATCTGGAAAAGCTCGATCCTGACTCAGTTGAATGGCAAAACTGGCTTGCCGCCGGCGGTCACTTCGCTGGTCACCGAAAGTCTGATCTTCGGTATCGGCATTAAGTGGACTTTCCCCGCCGGTGCTGAAGACACGCAGCGCACCGAACTTTGGTATGGCACCACGCCTGTATTGGAGAGCGCGACCAAACTGGCGGACCTAGCCTATCCGCAGACCGACTACACAATGCAGGGCCTGCGTGCCGGCCAGTCTTTTTTCTTCTGGGCGCGTCTCGTTGACCGCACTGGCAATATTGGTCCGTGGTACCCGGTAGCGCCGACAGTGGTGAATGGGCAGGCCAGCGCCGAAGCGGACGACATTCTTGACTACCTTGTTGGACAAATCACGGAAAGCCAACTGGGCCAGGAGTTGCTGTCCGAGATTGGCAAGATCGGCGGAGAAGGTCCGGGTTCTGTTAATGAACGGCTTGACGCTGTAAAGGACCAGATCGAGGTCATTCGGGGCGATTTGCAATCCCAGATAGACGATGCCGACGCAGCAGTCGATCAGGTCAAACAGGACCTGCTAGACCAGATCAGCGATGCGAATGAAGCGCTGACTGCCGTGCGCGAAGAGCTTCAAGGTCAGATTGACGCCATTGCCGATCTAGCAGATTCGATGCCCTACAAGGCTGGCCAGACTTATGCCGCAGGACAAGGTGTGCTTGGCGCGGACGGGATCATTTACCAAGCGCTGCAGAACGTCCCGGTGAACACGCCGCCGCCGAACGCAACCTACTGGTTAAACGTTGGCCAAGCTGTCATCACGGCAAACGGACTCGCCTCGCGGGTGCAGATCCTCGAAACCTCCGTGACCGACGTCAAGGGTGTGCAGACCGCGCAGGCTAGCCAGATCAGCGGCCTGAGCTCCAGCCTCGTCACAACAAACGGCAACGTCACGGCTGCGCAAAATGCTGCCAACGCGGCGAACACGCTGGCGGGTGGGAAGGGCAAGGTTCTGGTTCAGTCGGCTGCGCCTGCCGTGGCTGACCAATTGACGCAGAACCTTTGGATCGACACAACCGGCAACGCGAACACGCCAAAGCGCTGGACGGGGAGCGCGTGGGCGGCGGTTACCGACAAGGCCGCAACGGACGCAGCCGCAGCCGCTGCTTCGGCGCTGGCGCTGGCTCAGACCAAAGCTGACGCGAGTGCGGTCAACAGCTTGACCACCCGTGTCACCAATGCAGAAGGCACGATCAGCAGCCAGGGTTCGGCGATCACCAGCCTGACCAACACCGTTAGCGGGAAAGCAGACGCCTCGGCTTTGAATGCGTTGACCTCGCGGGTGACGACAGCCGAAGGCACGATCAGCAGCCAGGGCACCGC